CAGAGGGTTGGCAACTGACCCGGGTGTGCAGCGTAAAGCACCAGAAGCAGTTATCCGGCGGGCAGGGACCGCGGTCGGAAAAAAAACTTGAACGGACTCGTACCGCGCCAGTAGCGCCGAAAAGTCAGCTTCCTTCTCGAACACAGGATTTGAAGGAAGGCGAAGGACCGCATTACTGAAAAGCCTGGTGCATCGTCGCCGGGCTTTTTGGAATGCCTTCCTGAGGCTCAAGCGTCGGCCCGGCAATCATCGTCTGGCCCGTCGCACTTTATCGAGTGGGTCAGCGCATTGCTTGTCCCTACACGCATGGCTGGCCCCTCTGTCTGCACCCCAATAGCCGATCCAAGGAGAAACACATGAATCGATACGCGTTTATCTCATTTACCACTTTCAAGGTTTATCAAGTTCTTGAGACCGATGAAGGAACCCCTGGCAGTCCTCCCGATGGTTTGTGGGGGCAATGGGTGGATGTCACCGGCAACCCTGACGTCGCGGTCGGTTGGAATGCCAGATCGGTCAACAACCAGTGGGATTTGCATGCACCTACCTATGACGAGGTGGCCGCTGAAGTCAAAGTCGTGGCGACTCAACGGCTGTCCGATGCTAAAGGTTGGCTGACCTTCAACCCATTCGATTACAAAAAAGATCTTGGTATCGCAACGCCAGATGAAGAAGCGGCGTTACTGGCTTACAAGCAATACGTCATTGCCGTGTGCGATTTCAAGAATCAAGCGGGTTATCCATATACCGTCGTTTGGCCAACCGTACCTTTTTCCCTGGCCTGAGTCGTCGGTCTGATTCATCTGGTCTGTATTACTGAAAAGCCCGGCCCAGCGCCGGGCTTTTTGGAATGCCTACCTCAAGAGAAACCGATTGAACCCAACACACACCACTCATCCATCACACCAGGAGGCGTGACATGACAAACGAGCAACAAGCGTTGGCGGACATGCCGATCTGGCTGGTCATCCTCCTTGCCGTCGTCGGCGGGGTGTCCGGCGAAATGTGGCGCGCCGACAAGGAGGGCGCGCGTGGCTGGCCGCTGCTGCGCCGCCTGGCCCTGCGCTCCGGCGCCTGCATGATCTGCGGCGTGTCGGCGATCATGCTGCTGTACGCCGCCGGGATGTCGATCTGGGCGGCCGGCGCGTTCGGTTGCCTTACCGCAATGGCCGGGGCTGACGTGGCCATCGGGCTGTATGAACGCTGGGCCGCCAAGCGCATCGGCGTTTGTGAAGTACCACCGCGCGACCAGCCTTAACCTCGACTGTTTATCCGTGCCGCCATAACGGCGGCAGGGTTTCGCGTGGACGATTGAAAAGGAGGTCATGTATGCCCACACCGATTCAGCAGCCGTCGCAACTGTTCACCGCCATCGCGGCGACGCTGCGCAACACCGCCGGGCTCAATATCAGCGTCGGCAATCACGACGATTTCACCGCGCCAGGCGATCAGGCTTGGGTGCTGATCGACTTTGATCGCAATGCACCGGGAGCGCGTGCCGCTGACGGGCGTATCGCCCATGTCCTGACGCTATCGCTGCAAGTCGTCCCGGCGCTATCGGCCAGTGCTTTTGCCGCGTGCGATCTGATCGCCGTGCTGAAAAACCTGATCACCGACAACCGCTGGGGTCTGCCCGGCGATCAATGTGATCTGCCGATCAACATCGATGGTTTGCCGTCGCTACTTGTCCGCGCCAACCAGCAATACAAAGCCTGGACCCTGACGTTCAATCAGACCCTCTACCTCGGCCCGATCTTGCTTGACGACCCGCTGGGCACGCCGAAATTCGCCCGCACCTGGGAAGTCAGCAACATCGACGACCCCGACCAATACACCGCGCTGGAGGGCTGACCAATGTTCGACGCATTACTGCGCATGCAACTTGGCCCGATCATCGAACGGCTGGCAGAGATGGAAGCGGAAATCGACGACCTGCACCGCCGCGCTGAAAGCTTCTGTCGCATTGGTATCTGCCAGACAGTCGACGCTGCGAAAAATACCTGCCAGGTCAGTCACGGTGGCTTGCTCACGCCAGCCATCAAGTTTTTCAACCCGAGTGCCGGGGCGCAAAGCGAATCGCGCATCCCTACGGTGGGCGAGCAGTGTCTGCTGTTCAATTACGGCAGCGGCGAAAGCGGTGCACAGAGTGTGGCGTTGTTCGGCTTGAACAGCGACCGCTTTCCGCCAGCCTCCACGGTGCCGACGCTGACCCGGCGAGTGCATCACGATGGCAGCGAAAGCGGTTACGACGATGCTTCACACACCTTGCACTGGCAAAACGGCCCGGCAGCCTTCAGCGGCTCGCGCGAATCACTGGAACTGAGCATCGGCCCGGCCCGGTTAGCGATGACACCACAAATCATCACCCTGCAACTCGGTGCAGTCGGCCTGACCATCGACGCTTCTGGCGTGCATTTCAGCGGCCCATTGATCGATCACCAGGGCCGCGTCATCAGCCCCTGATTCAAGAGCCTCCCATGATCGGAATTGATAGAGACAGCGGGGCTACGGTCGACGACTGGCTGCAGTTTGTGCAGCGCGCGACCCGGGCCCTGACCACGCCGCTGGGTACCCGGCAAAAACGGCCCCTTTATGGCTCGCTGATCCCCACGTTGTTGGGCCAGAACCTCGGTGACGACGTTCTGCTTCTGGCCCAGAGCCACGCGGCGCAAGCGTTCTACAACAAGCAAAACGGCATCGATGATTTTCAACCGCAAGTGATCGTCGCCAGCCGTCAGGGCGCCGGTCTGCTCCTGCGTTTCGCCGGTACCTGGAAAAACCGCCAACAATCCTTCGAGGTCGTCACATGAGCATGTTGATCCCCGGCCAGAACCAATTGGCCGAACCCGCGCTGATTACCGTCGAAGCTTTTGAAGATCTGCTCGCCGAGTTCAAGGCTTTCGTCATCGAATACGTCGGCGCGCGCTCGCCGGACAGTGCCGCGAAACTCAAGACCAGCCTGGAAAACGAGAGCGAACTGCTGGCTCTGGCGCTGGAGGCTTTCTGTGTCCGGTTGCAAACCCACGAGCGCAAATACAACGCTCGCATTAAACAGATGCTGGCGTGGTGGGCGACGGGCAGCAACCTCGATGCGCGGCTGGCGGACATGGGCCTTGAGCGGCAGTTGCTTGATCCGGGAGATCCGGCGGCATTTCCGCCGGTGCCAGCGATTTATGAAAGCGACGACGATGCTCGCTTGCGTTACTACCTGGCGCCCCATGCGCCGGCAGCAGGTTCGCGGATGCAGTATCGCCGCGAGGTCTTTACGCTCGGCGAGCGTCCGACGGTGCAGGTCGAATCCACCGAGGCGGGTGTGGTGAACGTCACGTACACCTTCGACCCGGACGGCCTCGCTGCGCAGGTCAAGGATGGCAACGGGCGCCGCACGGCACCAGGCGAAGTGCAGGTCACGGTGCTGTCCCGCGACGGCGATGGCACGCCTACCCAAACATTGCTTGACGGCGTTCGTCAGCACTTCTCGCGGCCTGATGTGCGACCGGAAACCGACCTTGTCACGGTCAAGGCTGCCGACATTCAGCGCTACAAGATCCGCGTGATCGCCAAGATCAATTCCGGCCCCGATTCGGGCCTGACCAAAGTCGCCGCGCAACAGCAATTGCAGGCCTACGCCGACAGTTGTCATCGCCTTGAAGGCCGGGTCGATCCGAGCTGGATCGACTACACGTTGCACAGCGCCGGCGCTGTGCAACTGCAGATTCTTGAGCCGCTGACGCCGATCGTGACGACGGCGTTTCAAGCGCCATATTGCACGGCGGTCGAGGTTGAGGTGCTGACGCTATGAGTGAAAAAAATCAGCGCCCGACGTTGTTGCCTGCGAACAGCTCGGCACTCGAACGTGGACTGGATCTGGGTTTCGGCGCACTGCTTGATCGCATCGCGCCGCCGTTTCCGGAACTGATGAACCCGAGCGAAACACCGATCGCCTTTCTGCCGTATCTGGCAGCGGATCGCGGTGTTGCCGAGTGGAGCACCGCCGCGCCGGAGGCAGAAAAGCGCCTGACCGTCGAACTGGCCTGGCCCACTGCGCGCCAGGCCGGCACTCGCAAGGCGTTGGAAAACGCTGCCAAGGGTTTGCAGTTAAGACCCGAGATCCGCGCCTGGTACGAACAGACACCGCCCGGTGCGCCGTACAGCTTTTCCGTACGAGCCTTCAGCGACCAACCCTACAGCGAAGAAATCGACGCCCGTC